GAACAGCGTGTGTGACCGCGAAATTGGCGGTTTTTGTTATTGGGGATTTTTTGTTGAGGAAAAATGAAGGGGAGAAAACCGAAACCGACTAAACTCCGGTTGATTCAGGGGAATCCGGGGAAGAGGCCGATCAATAAGCGGGAGGCAAAGCCTCCGGTGGGGATGCCTCCGTGTCCGGAGCACTTAAACGAAATGGCGAAAAAGAAATGGAAGGAAAAATCGCAGGAGCTTTTCGCGCTCGGGATCTTGACGAAAATAGACGGCGATCTGCTGGCTGGATACTGTCAGGCCTATTCCAGATGGCAGGATGCGGAGGAAAGACTCAAGGATATGGGTCCGACGATAGTTAATGCCGGCCGAGTACAACCAAATCCTTTGATCAGGATCTCCAAAGATGCGTTGGCGACGATGCTCAGGCTTGGGGTCGAGTATGGGATCACTCCGTCGAGTAGATCGAGAATACAGACGACTCCATTGAATCCACATGAAGAAAAAGAAAAAGGGTTCTTTGGTTAAGAGATGCAGGACTACGGAAAAGAACTGATACTGGACCTGCATGATTGCGACGCTAGTCGGTTCACGAGAAGGGAGATAGGAGATTACTTCAAGAGGGTTTGCTCTCTGATCGACATGGAGAGGGGAAAGCTGTGCTGGTGGGACGATCTCTATACTCCAGAGGCAGAGAAGGAAACGGAGCCTCACCTGGTGGGCACGTCGGCTGTCCAGTTTATTAAGACGAGCAACATCACGATTCATACCCTGGATATTCTCAAGCGGGTTTACCTCAACGTATTTTCGTGCAAGGACTTTGATGAAAGGATCGTTATAAGAGCAACCCTGAAATGGTTTGGGGGAGAGATTAAGAATATGCGAGTAGTGAGAAGAATATGAACGTAGTATTTATCGTACCGACTGGAATAGGCGCAGAGATAGGCGGTCACTCTGGGGATGCTACACCAGCGGCAAAACTTATCGCCTCGACCTGTGATAAATTATTCATTCACCCTAACGTGGTGAACGCCTCGGACATAAACGAGATGACGGAGAATATGATCTACGTCGAGGGCTCGATTCTCGATAGATTCCTTGAGGGCGAGATCGGGCTTAGAGAGAGCAAGGGCAATCGAATTCTTCTCGCGGTGAATGAGGTGAAGCCGGAGATAGTGAACGCCGCGTCTGCTGCGAGAGCAACGATAGGCGCAGATATTGAGATAGTGCAATTGGAGAGGCCGATAGAGATGATGGCCCACCTTGATAACGGAAAGGCGTCGGGAGCCATAAGGGGGGGCGCTGAAGCTGTTGAGCAAATCAAGCCCTACGACTTTGATGTGCTAGTCGTGAACACGCCGATTGAGACTTACTCTGATACGGTTATTGAATATTTAACCAAGCAAGGCGGAGTGAATCTTTGGGGAGGAATAGAGGCAAGGCTTTCGAAGTTTATGTCTAGGGAGCTGAACCGACCTGTCTTTCATGCTCCAGTTGAAAATAGCGAGGTGTTCAAGGCGTTCCACGATGTGGTTGATCCAAGGAAGGCAGCGGAGCTGGTGTCCGTTTGTTATCTCCATTGCTGCCTGAAAGGTGCGCATGTGACTCCTAGAATAGCTGGAGTAATGGATAGAGGCTATCGAAACTACGATGTTGATTTTCTGGTCGTCCCCATCGGCGTATGGGGCAGACCGCACGAGGCTTGTGCAAAAGCCGGAATCCCGATCATAGCAGTAGAGGAGAACAGGACGGTCCTCGAGGATACGATGCTAAAGAACGTTATCGTCGTTAAGAACTACCTTGAGGCTGCTGGGGTGATAAGCGCCAAGAAGGCAGGCGTGTCTCTTTGTTCTGTAAGGAGGCCATTGGAAAGGACTGTGATTAATCCGTGATTAAGCTGGAGTGTCCGGAGGGGCTTGTTGGGGAGGCGCGGAGGACCTGGGAGCGGATTGCGCAGGATTTGGCATTGATCGGGAAGCTGAAGGCCGGCGGCAAGCGTGACCTGGCGGTCTATTGCGAGGCTCACGCGAGATGGATGGATGCCAACAGGAAGCTCAAGGTGGCGTCACGGGTCATGATGATCGGAGGAAAGAACCGGGCTAATCCGCTGATCAAGGTTGGCCACGACGCAGTTGTGGTGATGCTTCGGATGACAAGGAAGTTATTCTTGTCGCCGATGAGTCGGGGAGAGGATGAAAAATAAAGAGGGATGGTGCAAGGTCAAGATCTCTATGACCATTCAAGAGAGAGAAGCCTTGAAAAAGAAAGCCCGATTGGCTGATCTGGATATGACTAACTACGTCAGAAGGATTCTCGGTTATCCATACAGGGATCCGTTCCGTTGGCATGAAGATCGAGAGCAGGGGAAGTGAAAGGGAACGGGCGAAAGCATAACGGGAAGTATTATTTCGATAAGGAGGCGGCGAAGAGGGTTGTCTCTTTTTTTGAGACCTTTCTCGTTCACATCAAGGGGGAGATGGCGGGGCAGCCGTTCAAGCCGCTTCAGTGGCAGCGTAAGAAGGTCCTTGAGCCGCTGTTCGGGTGGAAGAGGGCGGACGGGACGCGGAAGTTCAGGACGGCGTATATCGAGGTGCCGAGCAAGAACGGGAAGTCGACGCTGGCGGCGGGGATAGCTTTGTTTCTGACGTTCAGTGATTTCGAAATGGGGGCAGAAGTGTACTCGGCGGCGGCGGAGCGGGATCAGGCGGGAATCATCTTCAACATTGCCAAGGAGATGGTGGAGGCCTCCCGTGCGCTCAAGAAGAGGGCGGAGGTTTTCAAGCGGTCGATCGTGGTCTCCAGGTGGGCCTCGAGCTATAAGGTGCTGAGCGCGGATGCGTACACGAAGCATGGGATCAATGCGCATGGGATTATATTCGATGAGCTACACGCGCAACCGCATCGTGACCTTTACGATACGCTCAGGACAATGACGGGGGCGCGCCGGCAACCGCTGATGATTTCGTTTACTACGGCGGGGTTTGACGAAAAAACGATTTGTGGGGAGATCCATAAGTACGCGGAGGGGGTGTTGAAGGGAACAATTCAGGATGAGACTTTTTTCGCCTTTATTGCCAAGGCGGATGAGAAGGAGGAGTGGACGGACCCGAAGGTCTGGAAGAGGGCAAACCCGAGTCTTGGTAAAACGATCTCTGTGGATTTCCTGCAGGCGGAGTGCGATACGGCGAAACAGTCGCCGGCGTATGAGAATACTTTCCGGCGTCTGCATTTGAATCAGTGGACAAAGCAGTCGGTCCGGTGGCTGGCGATGAAGGCGTGGGATAAGTGCGCTTTCCCGGTGGATTCGGAATTGCTGGCCGGCCGGGACTGTTATGGGGGTTTGGATCTAGCGACGACGACGGATATAGCATCCCTTGTTCTAGTCTTTCCACCGGACGATGAGGAGCCATGTGGGAGCTGCGAGCATGCTCATCGGTACAGGGACAAGCCGTGCGGAGAGGGTGACTGTAAGTGCATGGAGAAGGTGGCTATTCAAGAGCCTTATTACGTGTTGCCGTTTTTTTGGATACCGGAGGAGGCTATGCGGGAGAGGAGTCGAAAGGATAAGGTCCTTTACGATGTGTGGGTAAAGCAAGGATTGATCACCGCGACGGAGGGGAACCTGATCGACTACCGCTTCATTATGGGAAAGATTGGGGAGGTCAAGCGGCTTTATAATCTACGCGCGCTGGCCTTTGACCGATGGGGGTCGCAAAAGATAGTGACGGATCTTGTGGAGGATCTGGATTTCACGGTCGATCTGAAAGAGGCGAAGGATTTCAACAAGAGCCTGTTGGTTCAATTCGGCCAGGGGTATGTGAGTATGAGCCCGCCGGCAAAAGAGTTTCTAAATCTGATTCTAGGAAAACGGATTGCTCATGGTGGGCATCATGTACTTAGATGGATGGCTGAGAACGTGGCGGTCAAGCAGGACCCGGCAGGAAACATCAAGCCGGATAAGGCCAAGAGCACAGAAAAGATCGACGGGATAGTGGCTACTATCATGTCTCTGGGAGTGGCGCTGCCGAAAATAAATCCTGGCTGGAAGAAATCTATTTACGAATCTCGGGGGGTCGAGTATATTTGAGCAACAAGCGAAAGACAGAAGGGGACGGGATAGACATCTCGGATGTTTTCGCGTTTGTAGGATTGACGGCGTTCACTGTGGGCGTCGGGTTTGTTCATGTCCCTTCGGGCGTCATTGTTTTTGGGGCGGCATTGTTTATTATGGGGATTGTGAAGCACCTCAAGAGTTAAATGAGCATCTTATCGAAACTGTTTGGTTCCTCTCCTTCAGCAGGTCCTCCGGCGTGGGATGACTTCTGGTATAACTCGGTCGGCACTCTCACGACCGCGGGGATCCGCGTGACCGCCGATACCGCTTATAACGTCAGCGCGGTCTATGCGGCGGTGAGGATAGTCAGCGAGACGGTCGCGCAAATCCCGCTTATCATTTACCGTAAGATGACGAACGGCGGAAAGGAAAGGGCCGTAAACCATCCGCTGTTCGATCTTTTACACAATCAACCTAATCCGTGGCAGACATCTTTCGAGTGGCGGGAGATGATGACGGGACATATTGCGCTCAGGGGGAATGCGTATAACGAGATTATTCCGGGGCCTCGAGGGGCTGTCGATAAGCTCATTCCACTCCACCCGGACCGGATCAGTGTTGAACAATTGGATACGGGGCGGCTGGTGTACGAGTACAGTCCGGTCAACGGGCCGACGCGAAGGCTAAATCAGGACGATGTCTTTCATGTCAGGGGGCTTTCGTCGGACGGGATCATGGGGATCTCTCCGATTGGCCTGATGCGGGAATCCATAGGCCTAGCGCTTGCCACGGAAAAATATGGTTCAGGGCTGTTTACTAGCGATGGGGCTATCAGGGGGGTCTTGAAGCATCCGGGTCAGCTCACTAATGAAGGTAGGAAAAACTTAAAGGAGTCTTTCAGTAGAGACGCGGCCGGCGGAACTGCGCTGCTGGAGGAGGGTTTAAGCTGGGATAAGATCGGTATGACAGCGGAGGATGCGCAGTTTCTCATGACCCGGAAGTTCCAGATCAATGAGTTTGCGCGCTGGTTCAATATCCCGCCGCATTTGCTGAGGGACCTGGATAAAGCGTCTTTTTCAAATATCGAGCAGCAGGCAATCGACTTCGTTCTTTATTCGATGATGCCTTGGTTCAGGCGATGGGAGCAGGCAATCACGCGCGACCTGATCCTGGCCCCTCAAATATTCTTTGCGGAGTTTCTGATCGAGGGACTCCTCAGGGGGGATACCAAGTCACGATACGAGGCCTATGCGAGCGGAATAACAAACGGATGGCTGACGCGAAACGAGGCGCGAATCAAGGAGAATCTGAATCCGCTAAGCGGTCTGGACACGCCACTCGCCCAGATGAATATGAATCCGGTCCAGGGGAAATATAATCGCCTGGTCAAATCGGTAGCTGCGCGCGTGGCTAAAAAGGAGACGGCAAGCGTAAGGACTGCGTACAAGCGCATGACGGATACCAAAACTGATTACGATGGTTTGGTGCAATGGGTCGCCGAATTCTATTCCTCGTTTGCGCCGTGGGCATCAGAGACCCTGGGGATCTCTCTTGCTCAGTTGCTAACATATACCGACCGGCATGCGGGGGGGTTGGTAGCGGCAATCGAAAAGGAATCAGATCGGGAGATTTGCAGCGTCTTGAATGTCGTAAAACAGTGGGAGAAGACCGCGGGGGATGAGTTGGCCGATTTAGCTTTGGAGGATAAGGACGATGATAACGATGGTTCAGAAACAATATCCGCACCTGATGTCGGCGGTCAGACAGACGCCCTGGGCGATACTACCGGAAAAGCTCTTGCAGATAACAGAGCTGCTCCGTCTTCGGTGTGAAGGTATATCGTTTACCGAAGCGGAGATCCGCGAGCGTCTGAACGCAGAGCATGAGAGGCAAGGCGCAGAGCATACAGCGCAAACCGGCGGGTCGATAGCTGTCCTGCCTCTGTTCGGTATCATTTCTCACAGGATGAATCTTATCTCGGAGTCGAGCGGCGGAACGTCGATCGAGAAATTCACCTCAAGGTTTAGGCAACTAGTAGGGGACTCAACTATCGGTTCGATCGTACTGGATGTAGACTCGCCTGGGGGCGGGGTGTCAGGTGTGGAGGAGTTGGCGGCGGAGATATTCGCCGCGCGGGAAAAGAAGAGGATAGTCGCCGTGGCTAACAGTCTGGCGGCCAGCGCCGCGTTCTGGATAGGCAGCGCGGCGGGGGAGTTTGTCGTGACACCTAGCGGGGAGGTGGGCTCTATCGGGGTACTGGCGGTACACGAAGACTTTTCCGTGGCAGAGGAGAAGTTCGGAATCAAGACGACGATCATCAAGGCGGGTAAGTTCAAGGCGGAAGGAAACTCGTCGGAACCGTTGAGCGAGGAGGCCAGGGAGAATATTCAGGCAAGGGTGGACGCTTATTTCGACGTGTTTGTGAAAAACGTGGCACGAAACCGGGGTGTGCCGGTAGCTACGGTGAAGAAAGATTTCGGAGAGGGGCGAGTGTTTGGGGCCAGGCAAGCCCTGGGGGCGGGCATGGTGGATAGGATTGCTACGCTTGACCAGACGATCGACAGGGTGAGCAGGACCAGGGAGCAAAGCGCAGGGCGTAGAGCGCAAAGCGCGGATCTGGAGATGCGCCGGAGGCGGTTGAATCTCAGGGTTGCGAGTTAATGCGATCTCCAACAGAAGAAGACTTATTCAGGGAGTTTACATCCGCGTGTCAACGGACATACCTGGCCGGGACCGGGCCAGGGGTTGACATGATGAAAAAACGCCTTGAGCAGGTCGAAAAATCAGGCAATGTGAAACTTTCAAAAGAGGAAAAAGATCAAATCTTAAAATCATTTGTAAGTATTCCGGAATCACTTAGAGAGGAACAGTTGAAAATTGCATATGAATACTGTCAACGCAAAGATCAAATGAACAAACCAGAACCGCCGAGAGAGGATGGTTAGGTGCTCGAATGAAAAGGGGATATGACAACCAACTAAGGGGACGATGATGGATGATATCCATAAGGAGATGTCAGAGCAAATTAAAGAAGCTGTGTTAAGACTAGCTAAAGATGATAGCTCACTTTATTGTATCTATTGTGGATCGGTTAATCGCCCTGTGATGTCACTTGAAGAATATTTTGGTTTTTTCAACCTTCATGTTCAATGTGGAGGTACGTTTGAAGAGTTAATACGAGAGGCTAAGTTTCAGAACATCAAGTAGATAAATGGGCTGCAAATTAAAAACGAACCGACATGGCTATCTCGCCTTTTCTGCAACTTTATGATGGAGATTTACAAGCAGACATATAGACAACATTAGTTTACAGAGCAGTCCGGATTCACCCCTCCTAGGGGTAGGCCCCCTCGAGATCGTTAATCCTGGGGCAATTGTGGGCCTTGTTTTTCATAAGAAATGACTAAGAAAGCAGAGCTTGAAGATCTAATCAAACAATCCCGTGATTTGAGTCGCGAGATTACGAGTGGAATAGATTTCTTTCAATATAAGGTCGCGGCATCCCAAAATATCGATAACATTGAGACACTTATCAGTGGCCTAAAATTGGCTAGCAGGAATCATGTTCAGGTAATAGATAAGTGTATAAAGACGTTGAGTCAGTTCCTAGAAGCAGAGAGGAGTAAGAGGTAATTGAAAAAAACATTTGACAAGGATTTAAAAAGAGTTCACAAGGGAAGTTGAAATCGACATCTGACCCGTAATCCCGTGATCCATTGATCGGCGGTAAGGGAAAGATGACATAGACAGAAATACCGCGTATTCCATCGAATAGCGCGTGACTGTTCAGAGTAGGTAGGGTTTTTAGTGCTCTACCGATTTTGATACGGTCACGCGCTTTTTTTATGGAAAGGAGGAAAGAAGATGGCAAGTAGGATCATGGGTTTAAGGCAGCGAAAGGCTGATTTGATCAAAGAGGCACAGAGGGTATTTGAAAAAGTCCGCGTGGAGGGCCGGGACCTTACGGCCGAGGAAAAGGAGCGGGACGACAAAATCACCGCGGAGCTCGACGGCCTGAATGACGATATAAAACGCGAGGAGCGCCAGCTCGAGCGGGAGAGGGACATTGCTGGGCAGTCATTTCGTCAGGAGGACCCTGCCTCGGACCCTGAGGATAAAAAGAAATTCAAATCACTCGGCGAGCAGCTTACCGCTGTGGCCAATGCCGCGCAGCCGGGCCAGGCCGTCGATCCCAGGTTGATGATTGGGGCTGCTACGGGGATGGGCGAAGGGGTCCAGAGTGACGGGGGTTTTCTGGTTCAGACGGATTTCTCATCCGAGATGCTCCGGGACACTATCGCCACAGGGATCTTGAGCAGCAGGACCAGGCGGATCCCGATCGGACCCAATTC